GTATTTAAATTTAATTAATTTATCGAGAGTAAGACAAACTTCTCCTCTTGAAGAATTAGATAGAAACGAGCATCTTGGAAAAATTGAAAGATTTAAGTTAGAGGCTATAGCGAAAGAAATTGATGACTATAAAGATGTTAATGGACTAATTGATTTTACAGATATGTTGGATAAATTTTTAGATAAGGGAAATATTAAAGATAAATTTGATGTTATCTTTGTCGACGAAGCACAAGACTTATCTCTTATTCAATGGAAAATGATAGAAAAAATAGAAAGAGATAATCAATGTGATGTCTGGGTAGCGGGTGATGACGACCAGGCTATTTTTGGCTGGGCTGGTGCAGATGTTGATTCGTTTATTGACTGGGAAGCAAAAGAAATACCCCTACAACAATCTGAAAGGGTCCCAAGTGAAATACAAACAAGAGCATTAGGTATTATTAATAGAGTTCAAGATAATAGAATTGATAAAGAATATTTTCCTAAAAAAGAAGAAGGAGAAATTCTAATACAATTTAAATTATCCGCAATCGACATGACAAAAGGAGACTGGTTAATATTAGCTAGAACAAATCCACTTCTTAAAGATGTTAGTAGATATTTAAAAAGCCAAGGTTTATTTTTTGAAACAGCAAAAGGTAATAGCATCGGAAAAGCTCTATACGAAGATATTGGATATTGGAATCAAATGAGAAAAGGAGAAGAGATCCCAGAAATACAACAGCAACGAGTTTTAGAAAGAATAAAAGAAGATGAAATACGATGTCATTTAGAATGGTATGATGCATTTACGAATGTAGCATCGGCTACAAAAGATTACTTACGTTCTATGTTAGCTAACGGCGAAAATATTAATAAAGAACCTAGAATAAAAGTATCAACAATTCATGGAGCCAAAGGTGGAGAAGCAACAAATGTTGTTTTATATTTAAATCAAACCACTAACACTATGAAAGCTGCTGGCAAATCTGTAGCTAAACAAGATGAAGAGTATCGGGTTTGGTATGTCGCAGTTACGAGAACCATACAGAAATTATATTTAATTAAATGTAACAACAGAAAAAAGGAGTTTAAAATATGAGTGCATACGATAAACAAATTGGTGGAAAACATTATCAGAATTTTTCCATACAGCCAAGTCAATTTGTAATTGAGAACGAGTTGCTTTTTCCGGAAGGATCCGTTATAAAATACATCTGTAGACATCGTTTTAAAAATGGAAAGGAAGATTTAGAAAAAGCTGTTCACTTTAT